GTGTAAAATTTCATTCTTCATCATCATTAAAAAAGGAACCAAACATACCACTGTCTCCTGGTTTTCTATTCTCCAATTTATCCAGGATAGAATCCATGGACTGGAGACTATCAATCTTTGATATCATCTCAGCAATTATACTACAGACCATTGGCCTTTCCTGACGTGCTGCAAATGCAAGGGCATTTCTAAGATTTGATTCTGCTTCTACCAAAGAGTCTTCTACTGATTTAGAAAGTGCCATTAGTCTAAGAGTTCCTCATACTTTTTTCTCAGTTTACTATTTGGTTCTGTAATAGTCAAGATTTTATCAGAGTGAATCATGAACTGATTTTGACCAGTATATTTCAATAACCATGGTTCCAAAGTATCATCATTGAAAACAAATGGTTCAGTCAATCTACAATCTGGTTCACCCAGTTCTGTAGGTACTTCTTCAATCTGTGTCAGTAGCATCTGGTTGTTTACCAGCAGTATCATCTTCAGGTTTTTTAAATCCATAATCCTTCATAGCTTGAGTGTACATTTCATTTAGTTTGGTCACAGGTTCTACAAAAGTAATGATCCAATCCATTGCTACTGGAATGCTCACGTCTTTACTCAGAGGCAACCATGGAGTGAGTTGAATAGTATTCTTCTCACCCTTCTTCAATCCACCAAAGAGTTTTGCTGCATAAGGATAATTAAAGATGTATCCAACCACCTTCTCCTCAACAACCATCTCTGCAACATCAGAGATGACCTCTTCACCAGATTTTAGTAGTGCTAATTTGACAGTCATACTAACTCCTTTTCAAGTATCATACCAAGAAAAAAGAGGGGAGTCAACTGGATTTTGCCAGTATCCCCTCATGCGGCGACGATATTCAGTGGTATTTAGAACCACTCTTTACGCTTGTGTGCATCAGGGACGACTTTACCAAGTTTGATGGTTAGCAACCCATTCTCAAATTCAACTGATCTAACTTCCGTTTGATCTGAGAGGCTCCAAGCTCTGGTGAAAGATCTTCCAGCCAATCCTCTATGGACAAATTCAAGGCTTGTTGGGTCGTCATCTTTTTGTCCTTCGACAAACAGTTTTCCGTCTTCTGTGTAGACTTTGACATTTTTTGGTTTAAATCCTGCTAATGCTAACTCAAGGAGCGATTCCGTGCTACTGACTTGAATTAGGTTGTACGGGGGATAATTTGATGATGTTTCCTGTAGTTGAAACAGTCTATCAAAGTATTGATCCATGCCAATACTATGTTTATTTATGCGATCCAGAAGTGCAGGAAGATCTGACGCACCATATCTTGCGAGGTTACCCATGATAGTAGCTCCTTTGTAAGCGAGTTTGTGATTTGTGGACCCCTAAGGCATCCAATACTAATTATAACAGAAAGCACAAAAAAGGGGGTGTTGAAAACCCCCCAGTTTTATGATTCTTCTTGTGGCTTGCCCTTCTTACCAATGTTGTATTTCTGCTCCAGAGTCCACTCATTCTTGTCTCTGTAAGGCAGAACCTTGATCTGATTCAGTGGTGCAATGTCAAGAATAGTGTCCTCACTCACAACAGATATGAGGCCCCAATCAGCAAGCAGGCGAGTAATACGATTCCTACGCTGAACATCGTTGACAGTAAGATTAGCGTATTTCCCATCAAGGGCAAACAGCTCCTTAAAGTGTACTATGTAATATTTACCCTGCTTATGCAGAATATGACATGATTGGTAAAGTTTCTTTTCTTTGCGAGAAGCAACACCAATCCTTGTCAGAGTCTCTCTTACTTTCAAGAAATCATCTGGTTCATTCAATCTGACCTCAATCATTTTATCTTGAGACCAATTCACCTGAGGTTCAGTTGTTTGAGTCATTGTTTTCCACCTTTGTCAAGTCGTTTTTTGATAAATTCAATTTGTTCATTAGATAGGATTTTCATGATCTGAGATGCTTTTTCAGTACTATATCCATAGTATTGTTTGACAAACTCTAAATCAGAATTTTTATCTTTACGAATCCAAGGAGAGAATCTCTTCCTTTTCCTGACAATATTTAGATAAAAAGAATATTGCATGTCTTTATCTAGGAAGTGATGCTTATTCATTTCATTGGCATACATGATTGTATCCATATGACCAGACATGCATCTATTGATGATAAAAGGAGGATATTCTTTTGTATGATCAGTCAGATCTTCCTTAGAAAAATTAATTGAGTTGAGCCAGTCTTTCAGTTCCATAATTAAAAAGTAGAAGTTCTTTTCTGTCTTTCTGCTCTCTCATGTATTGTCCCACAGACCTGAGAGTATATGTATGATCATACTCCGCCATGCTCCAATCCTCAAATCTATCTTTGATAAGTTGATCTGAATTGTAACTGACTATTGAATCAAAGGGGCAGTTAGTGCAATCATTGGCAAAGTCATCATGGTCAAACCCTTTATGCATATCTCCTTTCTTACCATATAGATTGTCCTTGATATCATATGGTGGGTCCAGATAAATGAATGCCTTTCTCTCTGATTGCTCATCAAAGATAATATCCTGATATGTGGTGTTAGTGATTGTCCAATTCTTAATGATCTGAGAAAAAGCAGGGAGTCTATCAATTCCTCTTTGTGAAAAATTATTGTCTGATGCCATCTTTGAGAAAGATGATGATTCTGTCAGACCAGAAAAAGAGCACTTATTGACAATATAAAAACTGATTGCTGTCCAGAATGTATCTTCACTAGTATGAATATATTGCTTGGAATCAAGAAACAATCCCTTTGCTGATGCAGGTTCTGAATACCTGAACTTCAATTCAGTGAGTTTGTCTCTCATCCTCTTACCATTTGCCTGCAGTTGTTGCCAAAAATTGACCAGTGGAGGGTAGAGATCATTGACCCAGACATCCATCTTAGGATACATCTTGGAAATATGAATTGCTACTGATCCTCCACCAACAAATGGTTCACGATATTCATCATATCCTGAGAGATCAGGAACATGTGAAAAGATTTTTGTTAGTGCTCTAGATTTTCCACCAGGATAACGAAGAGGTGTTTTCAAAGATTTCATATTAATGAATTAAAATATTAAATGACCAAGGTGGCATAACATGATAATGTTTGACACCATGATGACCTTGACCATGACCATGCTTGTGCTTATGAATATGAGTCACACCAGTCTTGTAGTGAGTGTGGTAGTGCCTGTGTTTCTTATGATGATGGTAATGGTGATGATGCCTTGGCCCATGCTTCACATGACTCAGAGCAGGACTTGCAGAGGATGCAATCATCAGTCCTACAAGTGGTAAAAGGAATTTCATTCTAGATTCTCCACAGCATAATTTACAGATTCAGACATTTGACGATAACCTGTTCCAACATAAATTTGTACTGCAACAACAGCAACAGTACAAATACCCCAGAACAGATAGTAATGAGATGATTTAATTTGGTGCTTTTTTTTCTTCATTGTAAGTAATAATAATACGTTTTGCAGATTTACCAGTAGTGTCAATAATCTCCTGATATTGAATAGTGCCTCCCAATAATTCTACAGCATCCCTCAGATAATTGGAAGCTATAATCTTTTCTGCTTGTTCTTGTGTAATCATTTGAATTCACACTCCACCATGATTTCAGTTAGACATGCCAGCATATTTATTTCTTGATCAGCAACAAAGGCAGACTGATACTGATACTTAGCAATGATAAGCACAGCAGCAGCAATTCCAGCACCTTCTACTGATGAATAACAACCATCATAAATGCTCCTAAGAAGTACAACAGGATCATTGTCCAGATTATCAACGACCCACTTACGAACCTTAGGAAAGTCCTTTGTCTTAAGACTCTTAAACAGTTCATTAGTCTTGACATTAGTGAATGCTGCAAGAATACCTGAGTCAATCTTACCTCCTGCTGAGTATCTCTGCAACTCATTCAGAACTCTCCTCCAGTCAGGAAAGTGTTTATTGATAAGTTCTGCAAGAACTTTAGGTTCTGATTGTACTTTTTCTAAAACAAGAATTTCTTTAATTCTGGCAAAGAAGGCAGCTGCCAATTCTTGTTTGTCTTTTCCTCTGATGGAGAAGTCAATGACTGCGCATCTAGAGTGGAGGGGAGATATGATTTTGTTTTTGTAGTTGCAGGTGAAGATGAATCTGCAATTGCCAATGAATTCCTCAGTAAATGCCCGTAGGCAGAGTTGAACATCTGGGGTTGTGTTGTCAGCTTCATCAATGATAACGACTTTGTGTTTAGCACTTGCTTGAAGCGAAAGGGTTGAAGCGAAATTCTTCGCATTGACTCTGACAGTCTCGAGGAATCTTCCCTCATCTGATCCATTGATGACATAATAGTCTGCTCCTAATTCTTCACATAACGCTTTTGCAACTGTGGTTTTACCACAACCTGGAGGACCAGCCAAAAGAAGATTGGGAACCTCTCCTTTATCTAGGAAGTCTTGAAATGTATTCTTAATATTTGTTGGTAAAATACAGTCACTGATTTTCTTTGGGCGATACTTTTCAACCCATACAAATTCTTCACTCATGATTAAGTTTGCTCAATAGTGTTTTTTCCACTTGATACTTCCAAATGATGTTGGTAATTACATCTTGGATATCTTTTTGTGAATACATCTGGTATCCAGTGTACCACAATCCAATTAATTTTGGGGCAGAGTTGTAAATGTCTTTCAACAGAATGACAATGATATCCCAATTGCATATATCCATCGTGTGTGATACATTTGTCATCTCCAGTATCACAGATAAAAAGTGTTTTTAAATCCAATCTGGTTTCCTTGATGGAATGCGTATATAATTATCCTTTACCCAAGGCTTTGATGCAATATACATCTTGTATGCATCAAATGTAGATATACTATCATCAAATTTGAATTCGTCAGGCATTGCTCTGGCAAATGGTGTTGGTTCTTTACCTGAGCGTCCTGCAGGATCACCATAGGGAAAGATCTGATTGGCATGAGCAAGGGGTCTCAGACATGAGTGTATTTTACCATACCTTTCACTATACTCCTCACACAGTGCCAATCCATGCTGAATCAACCACCTCCAGTTAAGGACAAACTCACCTGCCCAGACTGTGCATGGATGATGCCTGAAGGCACCTTTCTTAGTGGAGTAGGGTGTCCCATCAATCTTAGGCAAGGTTCCAAACCCATGTCCCCACTTCTCTGATGCCACTATGGACAGCATCTGACAGGTCTCAAGAGGCATCTTGACTATGTGCTTGTCAGGCAACGCCCTGGCACATACCCATGGATTTGGGTCAGTCACAAAGATGTTCATAGGATTTCCCTTGGTATAAACCAGTATGACACAGATTGCCAGTACTTGCCAAGTAGGTATGCCTGGTAGAAATCATTAAGATCTGCCCAGGAGTTCCTGTAAGACTTGGGATAGATTGTTGTGCTCATCAAACAAAAAATGATAACATGAAAAAAGTTTCCAGCAGGGTGATGCCCCAACTGGAATCCAAGAAGTCTTGCTTCATCATTAATACTAAATCCAAGATCAAAATGCACATGAAGTTGATCATGCAATTTAGTATCTTCTCCTATTCCAGGAATCCAATTTTCAAGAAACTGAATATATGGATCAGGTTCCATCACCCAAATGTGGAATCAGGTTCAAGTGCAATGTAGTAAGTGAGATCATAATTCTGACTACTGAAGCGAGAGAGAAGTTTAGATGAAACTACAACATCATAGGTATCTGGAATGATCTTTATATTCTCTTCTTTAAAGTTAAATGTAAATGTCTCATCAGACTCACCAACAATGATGGAGAAATCATTAGAAGTGTCATTCTTCTTATCCCTAGCAACCAACTTAATTACACCATTAGCACCAATCACTGATACATCAGGCAGTTGATAGATGGATGATGCCTTTCTCAATTTCTCAAGTTGTTGAGATGATAGGACAAAGCAAACATCCTCAGATGGGAGAACAATGGGTTTGTCAGGAGGGCCAACAATTATAGATGGGTCAGCAAAGAAATACTTTGAGCGCATCTTACCTTCTTTAATGAGAACATACTGATCATTAGCAAAGTCAAGTTCAGGACTTTGATGAAGAGATAGTCCATTAAGAAATTGATTCAAATCATAGATCCCAAAGTCTTTTGGAATTTCTTCCTGAATGGTTGCTTCAGCAAGAATATTCTTCATCACTGACATGGAGCGTAATTTGTTTCCACTCTTGAATAGGATGGACTGATTAATAGATGAGAAATTCTTAAGAAGAAGTGTTGTTTTATCAGAAAGTTTCATAGGGTTGCGAATTTTCATTACAGAGTCCAGCAAAGTGGTAGAGTAGAATACAATAGTGGATGGCTTTTAGGATGTCTTGTTTGGACTTTCCTTCTTTCTTACCAAAGCGAGAAAGATACTTGATAGCATTAGATCTGCAGAATGGTTCTGCATCACCAATACCTTCAATCAAATCAAGTGTTTGAGTCTTTGATTCAGGAGATGCATAATGAGACCTGTAGGTTCCTCCAAGATATTCTTTAATTTCTTTAAGGATAACATCCTCATGATACTTCCAACGACCATTGATATTATCTGGTGCGCTAGGAAGATCAGGAATATAAACTGGATTGGTCAAATTTGATTCTTCATTATTCAAGTCAAGTTGGAATTCATTGAGTGAAATGTAATCTCCACCCAAACTATCAATGTTGTATTCTGAATCTAAAAACAGATTACCAGATCTAGTGACAGTCACTCCATTACTCTCCCAAAAATCTTTGTAATCTTTTTCAGTAGCATCAGTGATTCTATCACTTGATGAACTAGAGGCAGGTGGTGAGTCATTCATAATTTCATCGTGTAAGAAACTCCAGGCGTTTGTCATAATTATATCACTCCTGAATCAGTTTGACAACATTGTCTGGTGTAGGCATCTCAAAGTCTGCATCAACCTTATCATACAGTTCCAGGAATGCTTGCTTAGTCTCATCATCAAAGCGATTGACACAGACTTGAATTGCCTTTGCCTTGTCATTGAAGATACTATAGGCACGAACAATGTGAACAAGACGACGAGTGCTGATCAATTCATCAATACCACCATCATAGAAGGTCTTGCGAATGATATCAGCCCAATCAACCAACTTCTGAATGAACTTCTCATCATGGCATCCAACACTTGCAGCATGTAGCAACAGCATCTTGACCTCAGTAGCAGGAGAAGGATAGCTCTGCTCCAGAGTCACAGGGAACCTCTCAAGGAATGCTTCATTGAGAACATTAGTGCCAATGAAACGACCATCATCAGATCCTTTTCCTTTGGTGTTAGCAGTAGCAATGACATTAAAACCCATCTTAGGGCTGACAAACTTACCAATCTTCTTCAAAAACACACCTTTGCCTTCAAGAATGGATTGGAGACAGAGGATTTTGTTTGAAGCAAGGTCAATTTCATCCAGTAGCAGGATTGCTCCTCTCTGGAGTGCTTCAATGACAGGTCCATTATGCCATACAGTTGCCCCATCAACAAGACGAAAACCACCAATAAGATCATCTTCATCAGTTTCAATGGTAATGTTTACACGAATTATTTCCCTCTTGAGTTGAGCACACGCTTGCTCAACAGAGAACGTTTTGCCATTGCCAGATAGACCTGTAATGAACGTTGGATAGAATAGATTGGACTCAATAATTTTTTTAATATCACTAAAAGGACCAAACTTGACGAAGGTATCATCTTTTTGAGGGATAAGGTTGTCTTGAGTTGGTGGTTCTACAGAAGGAGAGATAAATGATACTTCCAATTCTTTTACAGCATCCTTGGTGACTTCTAGATTCCACTTACCACGTCCAACATTATATTCTTTTAACTTTTTAGCAACTGTCTGATATGATACATCATTCATAACACACCAGGCACGAATGTCTGCTGTCACAAACTCAGTGCCATATGTGCTTTGTAGTGATGTTTTGATTGACTCAGTGGAAAGTCCCATTGGTTGTTTGTCTCAATAGAATAATAATACAGCAGAAAGGGGGTCTTGTGACCCCCCAGTGGACAGTTAGTCAACTGACTGCTCTTGGTAATAACTTTCAGAAATAATCTTGGCTGTGTATCCAGGATAATGCTGTTTAACCATAGCAGTTACACCCATGGCTGTGATAGCACTTTTAACCACCACTAATACTTCTTTGGTGTCCTCAAGGACAATGTGCTTTAACCTAAGTTCAGATTGTCTCATAGTGCATCATACCACCAAAGAAATAAATTCTCCTAATATTTTTTTATTTAGAGATTTGGATTTCAAACTTTTGATAAATGCACTCTTGATTTTAACCTTTGTTGCTCCCTCATCAACATCAAAATCAACATCATTGTTCAGTCCACTAGTCAACATAGCAAAGTAAGAATGATATCCAGAGCTCTTGATGCTACAGAACTTATCCTTCCTGTACTTTTTGACTTGCTCCTCATCAACAGGATTATACCTAGAAATGAAGCTCCTGAAATCTCTTGGTGCAATCAAACGAATACCAATCAAGTTAGTATCAGGAAAAGATTGCTTTAGATCATCAAGTAACATTTGTGTAAATCCATGATGAGTGTATCCAACCTTGTAGGTATAACCTGTCTTACGATTACGAATGTGAACATTGCTTCTCATTTGCTTTGGAGCAATTTTGACTTCACCAGTTGCAAAGTGATTATATGTTCCAAGAAAGTTTAGAGCATTTGCTTCACCATCAGAAAGAACTACACACTGTACTTTCTGAATATTATGCTTTTTCTTAAAAGCAGGAATGATCTTATGAAGACAAACAATTGACTCATTGAGTGGGGTGCCAGAGAGAGTGAAATCAGAGGGAGTTGTAAATCCACTGTAGTGACAATACCCATATGCCAATCTCCATAGATTGAGCAACTGAGTATTTAAGTCTGCCTTTGTTCCACCACTAGTCACATAATTAAGCAACTTAAATTGTTCATCAACATGAAGTTTACCAACCTCAATCTTCATGTTAGGAGAATCAGGATCAGCATTCCCATAATGATTAGTGAATGCATAAACATCAAAGGGAATGTTTACCTTATCACAGAACCAAATAAGATTGTACATCTGCTTAAGGGTATCAATGAGATATTCACTCATAGATCCTGACCAGTCAAGAATAAAAATCAATCCATGATTTTTGCCATCAGGTGTTACATTGACTTTCTTGAACAAGTCTTCATTGAACTTAAAAGTATGGAGTTTAGTTGTATCAAGCACTCCAGTCCTACTAGTAGAAGAGCGAGCATAAGCATCTGCAGACTTGCGGGTTTCAAATTCTTTGACAAGGTAGTTTACCTCCTTTTGTGTTGAGTTTTTAAAATTATTATAGCATTCATCACAGGAATCAAAAGATGCAACAACACCCACATGACCATTAGGGAATGTCATAGGCTTAAGTTGCTCTGCCCAGTATTCTTTCAGAGTATCTTTAATCTTTTGATTGGATACAATCACATTATGGAGATTAACATCTGGGATTTCACAGTAAATATTATCAACATGATTGGGGTCAAGATCATTCAAATCTTGAGTGCCCTGAGAGAATGCATCATCAGTTTCTACTTGAATATCGTCTTCAAAGTCATCAAAATCCTCCTCACTCTTTTTCTTATCCTGTTGTTGCTTCTCATCTTCTATCTGATCAGACTCATCAGGATTAGGATCATCTATATTCTGAACTCCACCTGAGGGACTAGACTGTGGTTCAGATCCTGGGACTGGAGAAGATTCATCTTCCTTTGCCTCAGATTTTGACTTAGCTTCATCTTTACAATATTTGTACATCATCTCAGCAGCAAGAATTGCATCAGCAAAAGTTTCTGCCTCTGCAACCATGTTTACAATATCTTGTTCCTTAGAATTAAAAGAGATATTGATGAAATTACCAATCTTGAAATACAGATTAACACGATCTGCAAAATTCATTTTGCTAATGTCTTGCCCTTCAAGATCAAAGAAATCATCATTAGATAATTCTTTGTATCCACCAAAGAAAGATTTAGAAATACCAGGATATTTGCGCTTCATAAGTTTCTCAATGCGAGCATCCTCTGTCACATTGACAAACTGACGAGGCACTTTGTAGTCCCACTCATTGGGGGTGAATAGTGCGTGTCCAACCTCATGCCCCACTAACATATCATATACAATGCCTGATGCTTTATCCCAGAGAGGCAGAGTCAGAACACGCTTCTCCACATCAAACTGTGCAGTACGAATACTCCTGTGCTCTACAACAATGTCCTCAGTAGCAAGTAGTTTGGCAAGTTGAGATTTAATTACGTAATTAACCATGGTGTTTGCCTGTGTCCTCATATCATACCAAAAAACCCTCTGGTTTTAGAGGTTGGTGGACACTTTATGAACTGGCAGCAGGTAGTGCCTTTCTCTGTTGTGCTGCCTTGAGTGCTGCTTGTTTTGCTGCTGCTCTCACCATTGGTGTGATTGGTTTCTGAGTACCAGCAGGAAGTGCATCTCTTGTTGGTGTGGGTTTGATAGCAGGTTTCTGGCCTCTTTCTGCTGCAGGTCTTAGTGCTGGTCTCTTGGCAGCAGGTTGCAGTGCAGGTCTTTGTGTTGGTTCAACTCTGACTCTTGCTTTCTGAACAGATCCTGCTGTATTCTTACCAGCATTTCTAATACTCTGTGATGATCTCTTAGCAATTGATGTGCTTGAGGTGGCAGGTTTAAGTGCTGGTCTGTCAGCAGCAGGTTTGAGTGCTGGTTTCTTCTCTGCTGGTTTTTCAACCTTTACATTTACCTTTTGTACATCATCACGTGATCCAGGTAGTGCTTTTTGTGGCTTTGCTCCACTTCTATATGTTGCTGGTTTTCTTGCTCCTTTATCTTTTATCTTATCTTCCTTTCCCTTCAAAGAGAGTTTTGGACGTTTTAAACCTAGTGAAGGTCTCTTTTTAAATTCCTTTTCAGTTCCACCAACAGTTCCAGACTGTGATGCTCTGTCACCAGCAGTTCTAGCTAAGTGGGCAGCAAGAGCACCTGACTGTTGTTCTGATTCTGCAATGAATTCTGAAAACGTTTTCATCTCTACTACAATCCTATATTTTATTTATTAAAACCAATCCCCCCTAGAAAGATCTAGAGGGGACTTTGGTGAGCTTTACTCCTTTTACAATTTAATCAGAAGTCAGAATGTGTCTGCAGAATCTTCTTGCTTTGTGGTCAATAATCCCACATTCTGAGATACACTGAAAGTAGTCAGATACTTGATCGTATTTGTCATTGACAGTTTGCTTTTGATCCCACTCCCATGATGCAAGTTCATTATGTGAAATCAGGTTGTGCATGAAACCTCCATAACTGTATTATATAGTCAGCATATGCTAACTTAATGAAGATTTGATAAGTCCAAGCCTTTTCTTCAACATCTGTAATCTTTCTTTAGATTGACGCATTTTCTGAGGCTTGAGGGTCCTCTTCTGCTCCTTTTTGGAGTGGTGTTGCCAGTTTGGGACCTTCATGATTCTCCTGATTAGGATACTATTCTACTATACCCTTTGACCTTTTCATACCTTATGACTTTTTCAAATTTGTCCTCCATCCCATTCTTATGAGAAATGACAAATACATTTACATCTTTGATTATGAATCTGATAATTCTGAGAAACTCATCTGTCCCAAAACTATCAAGTGATGAATCAAATACTTCATCAAACAGCATCAGATTTGTATTGACTGAATTCTTAAATCTTGCTACCTCTCTCCATGCAAAGATAAGTGCTAGATCAATTCTAGATTTTTCTCCTTCACTAAATGAAGCATAAGAAAAATCTTCATGAATAGGTGATTCTACAGTCTCATTAAATTCTTCATCAAGCTTGAAATTGATGTAGAAGTCCATGATCTGTAGGAATCTATTAACTTGCTGATTGATAAGAGGAAGATACTTCTTGATAATTTTTGTTTTTACTCCACCATCTTTAA